CGATTTTTCTATGACCGATGTAGCGGCGCGCGCTCGCTGGCAAACCGCGCGCGTTCCGTGTCAAATATAACGCCTGCATAACATTCTGCATAAAAAGCGAAGGGCGGCCGCGTTTTGCGGTCGCCCTTCTTGTCGTCTTATTCCACGATCAGTTCCCCAGCGATCAGCTGCTGCGTCGTGTGCATCTGATTGATCAGGTCCTCGGCAGCGCCCTGGATCATGGCGTTGATGTCCAGCTTCGCCGCCTCCAGCAGCTGCACGGTAGGCTCCGCCAGCTTCTTTCTGGTCATGCGCAAAAGATCGGCTTTCAGTGTCCTGATCTGGTCCTCGGTCAGCTTGCCGTCAGCTGCCGCCGCCTTCATCGCTTCGACGGTGGTCTGCTGTAATTCGCCGACCGTTGTCTGTGCCGCCTGCGTCACCTGGCCGATGGCTGCCTTGATGTTGGCCAGCTTGTTGTTCTGGCCGATCTTGGCGGTCGCCCACGCGCCTGCCAGGCCGATGGCCGCGATGGCAGCCTTCGCCAGAATGTCCAGGCCGACGTTCACCAGCTCCAGAACGATGGGGTCGGTAGCGCCCGTTTCGGTGGTCTGTGCGCACGCTGCAAGCGCCACACAGAGCGTCACCAGCATGGTCAAAATGAGCATCGCTTTCAGGGCCTTTTTGGTGGTGTTTTTCATGGTGTTTTTCCTCCTTAATTTTACCGCCTGAATGGCGGGATTTTATGATTACTTTTCGGGGGTGTTTGCGTCGTGGTAAAGCGACGCAATAATCACAGCTTTCAGCGTCTCGTGGCGCAGATTCAGATCAGTGGGGTTGACGTCCGCAGGGGTGCCGCCGTTGACGGCTCCGGCGTCCAGCAGCGCCTTCGCCTGCTCCTGCCAGTAGGCGGGCACGTCTTTCAGGTCCGCATAGGTGGGGTTGTCTTCTGCGATCACTTCGCGGATCAGCTGTTTCAGTTCGGCCTTGGTCATGCTGTCGATGTTCTCCTTTCCGTAGTCAGGGGCCGCATAGCCCACAATGTAGGTGTCGTTCAGATCGTACTGGCGGCGCTTCACGGCGTTGCTGGTATTGCCTTCGATGGTGTGCAGAACACCGTCTTTCGCATACTCCACCAGGCCCGTGTGGGTGCTTTCTGCGGTGGATTTCTTATCCTTGAAGAAGACGATGTCAGCAGGCAGCGGGGTGTATGTGCCGCCGCAGGCCGCCGAAGGATGGAAGACGCCCTGCGCCTTAAAGAAGGCCATGCCGGTGCTGCATCCGCAGTAGGGCTTCACAATGTCGCGGGCGATGCCTGCCAGATAGTTGGTGACGTAACTTACCCACATAGCGCACCACGCCGCATCAAGCGGCAGGCTCCATGTTTTCAGGACCTCCGTGTTGTACCACCGGATATACTTGTCGTCGCCGGTCGGCTCGCACACGCCCAGCTCGCCGATGGCCTTCTGGACGATCTTCTTGCGGGTGTCGTTCACATCAGGCGCTTCCGTGGGCTGGGCGGGCTTCTCCGGCTCCTTTTCAGGCTGTGCGGTCTCCTTGTACCCGTTCAGTCCTGCGCGCTTGATAATGGCCGCATAGTCCTTGTACGCGACGTCCAGATCGACGCGCCCGTTGATGCCCGCCACACTGCCAGAGCTGCTGCGCTGCCACATGCCGAAGCTGTAGGCCGTCGTCGGCTGGCTGGCCCACTGCGCCAGCCACAGATCGAAGCCTTTCAGGTCGTCCATGTTCAGCATGTTCTTGCACCAGTTGGTGTTGCAGTAGAACGACGCATAATAGCCCGCAGCTTCGATGGTCGTGCAGAAGGCCGTCACCATAGCGGTCAGCACATCGCGCCCCAGCCCTGCCTGTTTGCTATCCTCCAGATCGTAGGCGACGGGGTACAGGATGCGGCCCTTATACGGGGCGATCTGCTCCACTACCCACGCCGCCTCTCTGGCGGCCGCCTGGGCGCTTTTTGCGTAGCTATAGAAGTAGATGCCCACCTCTACGCCCGCGGCCAGTGCGCCCTCCACGTTGGCCTTGAAATAGGTGTCCATTTTGCAGTCGTTGCCCTGGCTGCTGCCATAGCCGACGCGGATCATGGCGAACACAATGCCGCTCGCCTTGACTTTCTTCCAGTCGATCTTGCCCTGCCATACAGACACGTCGATGCCTTTAATGTTCATGCTTTCCTCCTTACTCCGCCAGCTGGTAGAAGTCCCCGATCAGAGCGGGCGGGCGGTAGCTGTCTGCTTTGAAGAATTGTCGAAGCACTTCGTAGGTCTTGCCGTAGTCGCTGAATCTGTCACCGACGTTGAAGGTGTGGCCGTCCTCCAGATCAGCCCAGCGCGGCACGGTATCGTCGCCGCCGTCTCCGCCGCTGCTGTCCTCGACCAGCTTGTATTCGGACGGCACCAGATGCGGATAATGCGGCTCGTAGAGCGTGACGCCCTGCTCGTGGATCGGTGTGTAGACCTTGCCGTCCTGCGGGTCCCTGCGCTTCGCGCCATAGGGGACTAACTCGCCCCACACGAAGTCCAGCACGGTGCCGTCCTCCGGCTCTGTGCGAAGCAGGCGGAACAGCGTCCTGGCCGCCGTACTGCCGGGCAGAAGGTCGCTGCGCTTGTAGTGTTGCTGCGTGGTGATGTAAAGGTCGCCGTTGCTGCCGACTACGGCTTCGTTGCGGAAGATCGGGTCGCCGTCGTCGATCTCAGACCAGACGCGTGCGCCGCTTGTGACAGTGATCGTGCGCAGTTCCGTGTCTGTGTAGTCGCCCGCGTCCTTATCTCCGGCGCGAAGCAGCGCCGCCTTTGCGCGTTCGACATGGACCGCAGGAAGGCCGGTCAGACCGCCCGCGATCAGTGCGTCGTGGGTGGCTAAAATTGCCGCCCACAGATGCAGCTGCTGCTGCGCTTCTTCCTGCTTGTTCAGTTCTCTGGCTGCTGTCAGATTCATGCTTTTCCCTCCTTACAGGTAAGAGCCGCTTACGCCGTACAGCGCGATGGTGTCGCTGGTGCTCGCCTTCGTCAGTTTCACACGGACGCCCACAGCCCACTTCGTTGCCGTCTTCGTCTTGTTCGTGAACAGGTGCTTGCGGCCGGGAGTGACGGTCTCCCACGTCGGTGTGGCGTCCTTCGCGTTGTTGCACGCCTCCACGGTCAGATTGTTCTCCGCGCCCAAAAAGCGCACGGAAATAAGGATCTTTTCGGCCATGGCGTCCGTTTCGATGGCGTCGCGCTGCACGCTGATCATCGTGATGCTGCGGGAGAAGGTCACGACGCGCGTCGCGCTGTTTCCCGCGCTGTCGGTGACGGTGATCGTCATGCTGTGTTCACCAGCAGCCAGCGCCGCAAACTGTGCGGCCGTCAGGCCGAAGGTGTAGGTCTTTCCGCGCTCCGCGTCCGCAATGGTGCGCACCTCGCTGCCGTCCAGCGCCTCCACGATGGTCAAGGTGTCGCCGTTGTCCACATCGCCCACGGTGTAGGCTCTGGATGGGGGCGACGTCACCGCGCCCAGGTTGGCGTCGGCTCCGGAAACGGTCGGGTCGGCGTTGTGCGTTACGGTCTTGGCCTGGCTCGTCGTATAGGCGCTGTACGCATCCTTGCTGTCCTTCGCGCGGACGCGCCACTGCACGCTGTCCATCGCCGTGGTGATGCCGGTGTCGGTAAAGCTGGTGTTGCTGCCGGTGTAGATCGTGGTCCATGCGTTCGTGTTGTTGCTCCATCGGTCCAGCTGGTAGGTGATGGCGTCGCTTTCCGGGTCGGTGGACGCCGCCCAGCTGATCGCTGCGTCTTTCCCGCTCTTTACGCTGTCCGGTACGGTGATGCCGGGGGGCGTAGTCGGGGCCTGATTCCACTGAATCGTGTAGTAGCCTTCGGAGTCAGGCTCGTCAGATACCAAGGTATCAGAGGACAGATTACAAAGCGGCAGGACGCCGACGATGCCGATGCACGCGTAGTCGTAGTCCTCGCTGCCGTCCGAATAGACGCCGCGGACGCTGTACGCGAGGCCAGAGCTCGGGGACCGCAGCCGCCAGTACCAGTTGGCCGCGCTGCTGGGGTTGTTGGTATAGTTGCTGTTTGCGATGGCCTGCGGCGTGCAGGTGCGCAGGCGGGAGCTGTTGTTGCTGTTGAACAGCGCCAGAAGCGATCCCTCGGCGATGCCGTTCTCAGAGCCGAGGCCCACTTCCTGCTTGGACGGCAGGAAGAAGTCGTCGGTCACGGTTTCGCTGCCGCCGCCGTCCGTTGTGGGCTTCGCCACGGTCAGCGTGGTTGGCAGGATCGCAGCCAGGAACTGTGGAGAAAAGCCGGTCTTGAAGCCCGCCTCGGTGTCGTATGCGTTGTAGCCGTTCCAGACGTAGCTGGAGCCGGGCGCGCGGTCGTAGCTGTGCTGCGCCTGGTACCAGTTGGTGCCGGACTTGTTCAGCCACTGGCGGATATTCGCCAGGCTGTAGCGGTTGTTGCCGTAGTTCTGCCGGTCGCTGTTGCCGCCGCTCTCCTTCGCGTCGAAGGCTTTCAGGCACAGGATCTTTTCCGCGGCCAGCGTCGTGCTGTTTGCGGGATAGCCCGCGTGATTTTTGTCCGCGATCTGGAAGCCCACGGGGACGCCGTAATACTTCGACAGCGGGTCACGTACCTTAGCACCCACGGCCAGAGTGCTGATCTTCTTGGACATGTTCGGGTCTCCTTTCAAGTATTGATAGGAATTGCTGATCGTATTTTGCCACCAGCTGCCTGCAATCCCCGTGCAGGGCATGGGCGCGCCAGCTGGTGTAGCTCTCCGCGATCTTCTCGCGGTCGATCTCGCCGCGTTGGTAAAGCGCGGCATACTTTCGCAGTTTCCGCTTCATGCGGTCTCTGCTGGATTTACGCACCTTGCGGATCACACGCCCGGCGTCGTCGATGTAGGTGTGGAAGCCCAGGAAGTCCAGGCCGTTGCGCAGCGGGAAGATGTTTGTCTTTTGATTCAGCTCCAGCCCGCGCTCGGCCAGGTGCTGCCGGATCACCACCAGGGCCTCCTGCAGCCGCTGCTTGCTCTCGCAGATGATGTAGAAGTCGTCCATATATCGGCCGTAATACCGGAAGCGCAGCTGCTCTTTGCAGAGGTGATCCAGCTGATTCAGATATAGCAGCGCGAAGATTTGGGACGATTGATTCCCGATAGGGATGCCCAGCGGGTCCGGCGCGCTGTCAATGATCTGGCAGGCAAGCGCCAGACAGTCAGGGTCGTGCAGATACTTCGCAACGTCCTTTTTCAGCACGTCGGGCCGGATGGATTGGAAGTAGTGGCGGACGTCTGCTTTCAGCACCCAGCCATCAGCAGAAAAGCCGTTTTTGCGGTAGTATTCACGCATGAAGTCGCGCAGCCGATTCAGCCCGAAGTGCGTGCCTTTCCCCACCTGGCTGCCGTAGTTGTCCAGGATGAAGGGCTTGGTCAGCGCGTCATAGAGGACCTGATCGCAGAAGGCGTGCTGGACGATCTTGTCCTTGAAGCTGTTCGTCTGGATCAGGCGGCGCTTCGGCTCGTAGACGTAGAACGCGCGATAGCCGCCCGGCCGGTAGGTCCTGATCTGCAATTCCCGCTGGATCAGCGCGACGGCCTCCAGCGCCGACGCTTCCACCTTGGCGACGCTGTTCTTCCACCGCTTGCCGCGGCGTGCTTTCAGATACGCGTCGTACAGGTTTCCCCATTCACATATTCTTTCGTAGTCTTTGCCCATAGTGGTGAAGCACCGCTGGCAGCCCAGCGCCGCGCAGCTGCGTGGTGCCAGGCGTCGGTGCTATGTGTTTATCCTCCTTCCGTTGGATAGGATAGGCTTTCCTTTGATGATGGGCCTCTGCTTTCGCCGCACGGGCTACTCGGTCTCGGTAAATCCATCGAAGCGGCAGGACGCCGACGTTGCCGTTGTACGCGTTGTTGTTGTTCTCGCTGCCGTCCGAATTGACGTTGCGGACGTTGTTCGCGTTGCCAGAGTTCGGGGACCGCAGCCGCCAGTTCCAGTGCATATAAAGCCTACCCTTTCGGTTTTGCGGGTCTCTATCTGAATCGCGCGGCGTCTTTCTTTCTCCAGGCCGCTGTCATGTACTTCACGTCCAGCACCCGCTTCGTCCAGAACTCGCAGGCGCGGTTGTCGATCTGCCCGTGGGTCCTTGCGATGTCCAGGAAGATCAGCAGCATCTTGCAGCCTGTCAGTGCAGACGTTTGCAGGTCGAAGCGCACCATGCACAATTTGGCGCGCCGCTGCGGGTCGGTTTCGATGGCGGGGTTGGTCTCGTTTGCTTCCACGATGGCCTCCAGAACGTCCAGTGCCTTCTCGTCGATCCGGTTGGATAGCGTGAAGCGAAGCCGCTTGTCGAACTTCTTCGTCCGGCTCATGGTCTCGTCCACCAGGTCTCTGGCCTTCGTGATGATCGTCAGTTCCTGGTCTTTGCGCTCACTCAATACAGGCACCTTCTTTCGCGGATAATAGCAACGGTTTCAGCCGTTGGCCCTTCGATTTCGTACACGCCGCCGCCCAGGATGCGCACCTCCGCAGGCGCGCCGTCCGGCCCGGTCCCGCAGATGCGAAGCGGGCCGCCCTCGCAGGGGCAGGGCATAGCGATTTCAGTAATAAGGGATGCGATCAGGCAGCTGGCCTCGCTGTCGCTGCAGGCGATCCTGATCATGCGGAAATGTACTGGCCCGATTTGTTCCAGACGCCGTCCGCCACGGAGACGTTGGACAGCGCAGCAAAGTCCAGGGCGAAGTTGATGCCGCCCGGCATGTCGCCGCTGATCAGGTCCGTCAGCAGGTCGATGCTGTTCTGGTAGCTGTTCAGCAGCTCCTGCAGGCCCTGAATGTCCGCGATCACATGACCGTGCGTCACCAGGGCGTACTTCTCCAGCTCTTTGCGGCGGACCAGCCCTTCCGGGCTGATCACGGCCGTAACGTTGGCGACATTGCTGACGATCATGCTGATCTCCATCGTCAGCAGTTTGCCGACTACGTCTCCGGCCGCGCGCATCTGCACGGGGTCGTCCTGCATGGGAACGTAGCAATAGACCACATCGCCCTCGTCAGGATCAGACGCCAGCAGCGCAACTTCCTTGGCAAGAAACGCCGTTTCCACGTCGTTGGACAGCACCTGCAGCACGACCTTGACTTCGCCCGCTGCGGGGGTGCTGATGGCGACGATGGTCGCGTCCATAACGTAGGACGCCAGCGCCGTCATGCTGGCGGGTGGGGTTCCCGCAGGCAGGTCGCCGCTGCCGATCTGCGCGCCCGTGATATTCAGGGTGCTGTTCGTTGCCAGGATTTTGCCCAGCAGCGCGCGGCCCTTTTCGGTGATAACAGATCCTTCTGCCATGTTTTAGTCCTCCTTTGTTTTGATCTGCATTGTGATTTCCTCGAACAGCGCCACACCGATGCCAAAGTGGCCCGCGGTGGCGAAGCTGTTCGTGTATGGCGGGATGGTCAGCGTGATGTCTTCCAGAAGTGTGGCCCCCGCGTAGACCGTGCCGCCCGTCTTCACCGGCGTGCGGAAGTAAATCTCTTTTCCAATGCCCGCGGCCATGATCCGCTTGATGATCGGCGCGGTGTTGGCTGCATACGCGATATACTCCGGCGCGATGTCGGCCTCATCCATGATCACGCGGCACTTCGCGGGGAACAGCTCGACGACCTCCACCTGCTCCGGATCAATGTCAAACAGCACGCTGGTGGCTGTGATGATGGTGTCCACGTCGCCGCCAGACAGCAGCGCGGTGACTTTTACCTTGATCATCAGACGATAGAAACGGTCGTCGGCTCCGTCTCTCCGGACGCCGAAGTTCCGGCCCATGCGGTCCAGGGTTGCGCCCTTGGCGTTGTCGATCCCTCGCCAGACGGCGATCACCTGCAGCGTGTCTTCCACGCCCCACAGAGCGGATGCGAACAGCTGGAACAGCTTGCCGATCAGGCTGTCGGGGTCCTTTGTGTAGGCTCCGGTCAGCTTCTCCAGCATTTTAAGCACCAGAACGATCACGTCACGATCACCACCTTGTCCGTGCCGGTGATTGCCTTCTTTCTGGCGTCGATGGCGATGTTGTTCTTGCTCCAGGTCTTGCCGTCCGTGCTGACTTTCAGCGTATAGTCCACCACGCCCGGCGTGTTATTCACAGGGCACATCAGCCGGTTATAATAGACCGTCTCGCCGATGGCGAGACCACTTTCCGCGATGTCCCCAGCTGCGCTGCCGATGTACTCGACGATGGCAGCCTTCAACGCTGCATCGCCTGCGTAGGCGTCGGATGTCACCAGGTCGCTGATCTGCACATAGATCGGCACCGGCGTCGGGCGGGAGAACTTGATCGTCCGCAGCTTGCCGCTGGCGTCCAGCACCTGCGCTGACTGCCCGCCGTAGGTTTGGATGCCCGCAGCCTTCCGCGCGTGGATGGCTGCCGCGATGTTGGCGTCGGTGCCGCCGTAGACGATGGCCTCGATGCTGTGCGGCGGCAGGCCGTCGCTGTCTGTCTCGTCTGTTTCGTTCTCCCACACAACAGCGGTGACGATGCCCGGCACCTCCAGCAGCTGTGCGCGGATGGCGTCGGTGTTGCTGCCGCCCGGCTTGTCCACGCTCGACAGGTATCGCTCGCGGAACTCCTGATCCGTCTCGCGATTTCTGCCGCCCACGGTCGCCGCAGCGTTGGTGACGTTGATCGCGGCCGCCAGAGGCGTGACAACAGTGTCAATCGTCCCCGCGGCCACGTTCCCATCCGGTCCCGCTTCAAACGCCTGGATCGGCACAGTGGCCGTGCCGCTGCTGCTGATGGTCACGTCCTCCAGGGTGACGAAGCGCTGATTGTTGCGTGCCTGCACAATGAAGCCCGCGTAGATCGTCGCACCGGCGTCGCCGGTGATCGTGATGCTGCCGGTCGCTTTCTGCGCCGCCAGTACACGGATGCCGATGAATGCGCCCAGGCGGGCCAGGCTGACGCCCGCAGCCGTATCAATGAATCCGCTGTTGTAGACGTCCTCGGCCAGCTGCCAGGTCAGACCGGCAAACCACGCGAAGATGCGCAGGAAGATGCCCAGCGGGCTGCGAACGGACAGGTTGACGGTGCTGCCGAACAGCTCCTTCGCCTTTACCTCGAAGGCGTCCAGCAGATCTGCATAGCTCGGCCGCAGGAATCCGCGTTCAGTTAATCCCCAGTTGTCGTTCACGCTTTCACCTCCAGACTGATGGGGGTCCCATCTTTCAGCCGTCCGGTGAAGGCCGCGGCGATGCTGCGGCCGCTGCGCGTCACGGTCAGGCTGTCGATGTATTGCACGTTGGTCTCCTGGAAGATCGCCGTGCGGAGGACGGTTTCAGCGTCGCCGTCGCCGTCCGCGATGATTTGGTCATAGTCGGTGCCGTGGTCTGTGTCCAGGAACCACTCACCCTTGAAGGTCTCCAGCGTCAGCCGGACGCATTGGGCGACGGTTTCGGCGTCGCCGATCAGCTCCAGGCTTCCGCTGTCGTCCAGTACCAGGTCTTGCGTCTCCTGGTCAATTCTCAGTGTGATGTTCTCCATTTGGCCTCCTTACTGTGGGCCGCCCGTCGTGCCGCCGCTGTCGCCTTGGTGCGTGTGCGTCGTCATTTCAATACCGCCAGCCGACAGCGTGCCGGTCACGGTGACATTGCCGTTGATCTTCACACCATCAGCAGAAACGGCGATATAGGTGCCGCCAGCTGCTACCACAACGGCGTTGCCTGGCAGGCCGGTCGGGGCCTTCCCGTCCGGGCAGACGCCGCCGACGAACAGCCCGTCCTCCGGCGCATGATTGCGGGCCGTGTTTGGCTCCGCCTCCGCGCCGGTTTGAAGAACTGCATCGGCGTCGAAGTCCGAAACGATCACCCAGCCGACGTCGCCGCGCTTGTACCACGGGCGGATCGTGAACTCGCCCGCACACAGGCAGGCGGCGCGCAGCCCCATCAGTGGAGCCGCGCTGGCGTACTGGCCGTCGATGCTCTCCTTCACCAGTGGCTGCACGTCCACGGTCATTTTGTCAGGATAAAAAGCCAGGACCTTGACAGGCATGGAGACGCGGACGCCTGCCCTGTTCTTTTCGCTCTCAGCGGCGCGCAGGTCCGATTGTCTGCTTCCGTAGCTCATGCCGGTTTTACCTCCACAGTAGTTTTCCAGTTGCCGGACCGCGTTCCCTCATGGACACCGGAGACCACCATGAAGGTGCCGTTGGTCTGGCTGTCGCGGATCACGATCTTGTCGGCGACGCCGATGTGGTAATTCAGCAGGCAGTCGCGGGACAGGTTGCCCTCATCTTCTGCCTGCTGGCTGCGCGTCTTCTCCGTCGCCGTGGTCTTCGTGTTGATGTTCTGGCTCTCTGATGTCGATGCCGATTTCAGCAGGCCCGTCTGCGGCGTCAGCAGATATCCGGTCGTGATCCCTTCCTCTGGCGGGTTTATGATGATCTGCCCGCAGCGGATCACCAGCCTGGACTTGCAGTCGCTGCAGGCGATCTCTGTCAGCACATCTTTCAGCTTCCCACGGCAGACGCGGCAGCCTGGGTAGTGCTTGTTCTCCGCCAGCTTCACCATCGCCACCTCCACGCCGAAGATGTTCAGCAGGTCGTCGACGATGTCCTTGGCGTACATCCCCGCCTTGTAGGTCTTGTTGACGTAGGTGCCCAGCCATTCCTCCAGGCAGTCGGCCGCCGTGATCTTGGTGATGATGTCCAGGTTTTCGTGTTGGTGGGAATAGTCCGCGATAGCGCCGACGAAGATGCAGCCGACGTCGCCCTTATAGCCCGCGGTGATAATGACGGCGTCGCCCTTTTTCAGCGACGCCCTTGTAGACGGGGACAGGTTATAGACCTCCAGCTGCGCAGTCGATACCTTCGCGCGATCCTCGAACTGCACCTTGAAGGAAAAGTTCAGCCCGTCCAGCGTGTATTGATTGCTTCCCAGCGTCAGGGTGGCCTGCCTTAGCCACATGCGCATCAGTTCTCACCCCCTGGCCGGTCGAACAGGTACAGGCGCACCTTCGTGCCGAAGTTGTCGTAGGTGATCGTGTCGATCTCGTCGCCGGTCAGACACAGCGGGCAGATCACCGGCAGCGGGTAGCGTTCGTCGTTGAAGGCTTCAAACAGTGGCTTGCCGTAGCGAAGCACTTCGCCGTAGACCAGCGGCGTGTTGCCGCCGCTGTTGCTGATCTCCAGGCTGACGGTGAAGAAGTCCGCCGTTTCGTTGTAGGCGAACGTCATGCGGTAGGTGCGGTCCGTCAGCTTCACCAGTAACGAACAGGGAACACGATCACTGTCAACGTCGATGAAGCGGATTTCCTGTCCGCTCTCGATCAATTTCACTTAATCGCCTCCCTGTTGTACCCCGCATAGCTGGGGTTTGTCCGTCCCGTCGCCACAGACGGGTTTGTGTTCTTGCTGTTGAAGCTCGCCACATAGGCAGCATAATCGCTGCCCGTTGTCACCAGCCCGTTCTGCGTGGTGGACTTCGCAGACTTGGCAGCTGACGCCGCCACCGGCGCGCTGGCGTCCTGCTGGCTCATGGCTGGGGCCTGAATGTCAACGAACGCAGCCGACGTGATCGTGATCTGCTGGAAGCTCACGGTGAAGCCGAAGCCCGCAGCGTTGTCAGGGGTGCGGGTCCGTTTCAGGTTGATGATCAATAAATTGTTGAACGCCTCCGCGCCCCTATAGGTCAGAAGGTCGCGGTTGCGCCACATCGCCTCCAGCGTCGCGTAGCCCGCGGCGGTGGAGACGATGCCGGTGATGGAGAACTTGATCGGGTCCAGAACGGCGTGGTCGGTGATCTTGCCGCCGCCCTCGATGGGGTTGCTTGTCACCTGGCTGGACATGGTGGGGGACTCGTTGGTGATGGTGCCCGTGCGGTCGAACACCACCGTCCCGCTGTCGCCGCTCAGAATATAAGACATTCGTCACCCCTCCTTATGCCAGAGACGCCTGCAGCGCCTCGATATTCGTGTCCTCGTTCTGCATCTGCCGGTAGGCGTCGCGGCACATTTGCAGGAACCACGCCTTCGTCTGCTCCTTTTCCTCGTCGCTGGCGTTGCCGGACATGGTAACGCTGATCTGTGGGGCGAAGGTGACAGACTTGGAGTGGCGGGACGTGTTGATGATGTTCTCGGTCTGATCCGCGGGGATGATCTGGCTGCCGCTCGGCAGAATCGCCATTTCTCCGCCCTGTTCGTTGATACGGGTCAGGCCGCCGCCGAAGTCGTTCGTGCCGCTGGCGTGGCCCTGCACGGGTGTCGAAGTAACGCTGCCCGTGCTGATCGTGATGCTGCCCACGCTGTTGATGGCGTTTTTCAGCTTTTGCAGCTCCGTGATCGTCGCCGACACGGCACTGGCTGCCGCCGTCTTCATGCGGTCCCACGCGCTTTCTGCCTGCGCCGCCATAGCGCCGTAGGTGTCGTTCGCGCTGGTGCCGATTTCCTCCAGGCCGCTGGTCGCCGTCTCTTTGGCGGCCCCCCAGCTTTCCTCGGCCATGATCGGGGCGGTGTCCATCGCGGACTGGATCGCGCCGGTGTAGGCGCTGGTGTCCGGAATTTCAACCGCGGGCATTTCTATCGTGCCGATGTCCGGAATGGACGACGCCACGCTGTTGGTACTCTCGGCCAGGTCCTCCATGCCGCCCTGCGCTTCCTTTGCGCCGCCGAACAGTTTGTCGAAGAAGTTCACCACAGCGCCCACGCCGTCAGCTACCCAGCCGATGATCGTGCCGATCACATCGGCGACGACGGTCAGTATCTGGCCGATCACCTGTAGGATCGGGGCGATGGCTTGCAGCAGCGGGGCCACAACGCCCAGCAGCTGCGCGATGGGCGGCAGGATCGCCGACGCAATCGTGGAGATGATCGGCATGAGCGGGACCAGGATGTCATTGCACACGACGTTCAGGATCGTGGTCAATGGGGGCAACAGCGCACCCACCAGCATGGACAGGATCGACGCCAGCGGGGGCAGCAGCGTCGCAGCCAGATTTCCGATCACAGGGATCAGCGGCTGCATCACTTGGAAGATCAGCGCCAGCGCGTCGCAGAACACAGGCAGCAGCTGACTGCCCAGCTGCACCAGAATCGGGATTGCCTGCGACAGGCCGTCCGCCAGCAGGTCCACCAGCTGCATGAGCATCGGCTCAATGGTGGGCCAGCTGTCGATGATCGTGTTGAAGAAGGTCGTCAGCACGGGAGTGAACTTCGCGCCAGCATCGGCCAGGAAGTCCGCCCATATACCCTTGACGCCCTTGACGCTGTTGGTATAAGAGCCTGCCGTGCGGGTGACGTCCTGCTGCGCGTCGCCGGTCTGCGCCAGGATCGCGTTCCAGCGGACCTGCACCTTCGTGGCTTCGTCCAGGGTGTTGAACTCGTCGGTGATCCCCATCTGGAGCATGGACTGCTTGATGGCCGTATCGTTCAGGACGATGCCCATGCTTTTCAGGCCCTCGGTCTCGCCCATCAGGCCGCTGCGCAGCTTGTTGAAGGCGTCCTCGTCGGCCAGATTGTTGAAGCTGGCAAGGTCATAGGACAGGCTGGTCATCATTTCCGACATGACGGACGCGTCCTCCGCACCCATGCCGATGCCCGTGAAGATCGCACCGCTGTCGGCCAGGAAGCCCTTCACTTCGTTTTTGCTGCGGTGCGCAGCGGCCGCGAAGTTCTCGGCCCAGGTGTTTGTGGCGTCCGCAGCGCCTTTGAATACGGTCTCAAACTTGGAGTTTGTTTCTTCCGCATTGGCTGCGGCGTCAATGGCTGTGCTGCAGAACTCTTTGATCGCTTCGACGCCTTTCTTGATGATGGCAAGGCCAGCGGCAGCTGCCGCCACCTTTTTCAGAACGCCGACCAGGTTTTCACCCGCGCCCGCGCCCTTCTTGCCCATATCATCCAGCCTGCGGCCGGTGTCGTCCGCCTGGGTGCCCAGGCCCCTGGCGTCTTCCTCCGCGCCGTTCAGGGCCTTGCCCAGCGTGGCCTTGATGGTCTGGATCGGGTGCTTGAAGGCGTTCCCGATGTCCGTTGCCACGCTTTTGGTCGCCGCTCCCATGCCTTTGAACTTTGCCTGGACATTGGAGACGGCGGCCCCCAGGCCGGTGCGCAGCGTCTTCGCAAGGCTGTCGCCCTGCTTGATGCTCTCCAGCATGGCGCTGCGCACGCTGGTGCCCATTTTCGTGCCCGCGCCGGACACGTTGTTAAAAGCAGCGGTGGCGCGGGTGCCGACGTCGGTCAGGCTGGTGCCGATCTGCTCCAGCTTGTCGGCGGTCCGCTCGGCTTCTTCCTGCGCCTTCCGCTGCTTTTCGTTTAATTCGTCCAGGGGTGCGGTGTCTGTTCCAAACTGCACCCCGAAGGATAGGCTGCGGCTGTCTGCCATAACACCCCTCCTATTCTTTCTGCTGTTGTTCTTTCAGCTGCTGGACAAACATCTTCTTGGCGGCGATGCACTCGTAATACTCGGCCATGTCCATGGATTTCAGGTCCCTGTACGTCAGGCCGTCGCCGTCGAAAAGCATAAACCAGAACTGTTTATTTCTTGTCGCCCGCCGCTGCGCTGCTTCCGGACTTCTTTCCCGGTCGAAGAAAGCGTTCGATCTCGCGGATCAGCAGCTCCGGCGTTTCGATGTCCTCGTTTTCCTCGAACGCTTTCAGGCCCTTGCTTGCCACATTGGCCGGGGATGTGACGACGTTCTTGAACATGATGTCCATATAGCGCGCCGTGTCGCGGCTGCCGCTGCCGGTCATGCCGCATTTGTCGTTCTGCTCGAAGTACCACTGCGGGGAAACGCTCTGCAATTCGTAGTCGATCCCCAGCACATTAACTGTCTCGTGTCTTGCCATTTTGAATCTAAACCACCTTTCTGGAATGTTCGGAGGGCATGTTACCATGCCCTCCGCGTTGTATTTCGGTAAACGCCCCCGCAGCTGCGGGGTGCCGCGCTTGCGGCCCATCAGTCTCTGAACACCATCGTCGGGACGTAGATAGAGACCTCAATGGAGCCGCTGTCGTCGCCGCCCTCGAACTTCGGGACTTTCAGGATGCGGCAGTCCTGATGGCTGATGATAAAGCCGCCGTCGTCGTTCGCGTTGCGCAGCGTGACAGCCACCTGCGCACGATCCTGCGCCAGACGGCGCAGGCGGACCAGCGACGCGCTGGAGCCGAACAGGGTAAACTTGATCGTGCCCGATCTGTCGGCGTTCAGAGCGTACACGGTGTCGCCCTGGATGCCCGTTGTGGGGGTCACGGCGTCCTTGTTATGCTCCGCGCTGACTTTGCTGCCGTCAGCATAGCCGGTCACTTTTGCGCCAGCTACGATCAGGGAGATTTTCTCAGGATCAAATACCATGGATTTTCCCTCCTTATTCGTTGGCCGTCACCAGTGCGACGGTCAGGGTGCCAGTAACTTTGACGCCGTGGACGCCGCCGCGGACGGTGGCTTCCCATTCAATCGGCGGGATCACGCGGTTGCGGGCCTGCTCGTCGGTGGCGTCGGCGCGCTTCGGGATCACGACATTGTAGCAGCCCTTGCCGTTCTGCTTCATAATGATGCCGTTGTCTACAGCATCATCAAGTGCCGCGATCACGACGCCAGCGATGGCCGCGAAGCCGTCGTCGTCGTAGCCGATGTTCTCGGTGTCCACCAGTTCGTTCACCAGGCGCTTGCGCATGGTCTGCTTGATCTGCCAGCGGCCGATCACGGTGTCGATGAAGTCGCCGTCCGTGCAGATGCCCTCGCTCATGTACTCGCGCCCGTGGCGTTCGATATACATGTTGTAGCGGCCTTCCAGAAGATCCTCGCGGTCCGTGCCCTTCTCGTCGGTGACAGGGATGCCGTACAGCTCCTTCCACTTCCAGGTGACGCTGGTCGGATAGTTGGGGGCGACGCGGCCCACCCACGCCGCGGGGATGGACGTGTTGTCGGCGTCGTGATTGTAGCAGATCACAGTCTGCTTGTTCGCCTTCATGGTGGTGTTGATCAGAGACTTGGTCTTGGTCTGCGCGATCAGCAGCTTCTCGGATTCCACCATGCCAGCTTCCAGCTGCGCCAGGGTCAAGACCGACGCGCTGGCCCAGGTAGACAGCGCCGTGATGATCGCGTCAGTAGCTCCGGCAGGGATCAGGAAGTACCAGTCATCGTGGGTCTCGCGCAGAGTGTCCAGCGCGTCGGTGACGGCCTTCGCCGCAGAATCGGACGCCAGGCCGAAGATCGCCACCTTCTTGGTGCGGCCGGGGCAGTTCTCGACCTTGATCTGGTCGAACAGCTTCTGCGCAGCCGCCAGCGTGGGGGACGAAGCGGTGGTGAAGTCCTTCGCCACGTCCTCGGCCTTGCTGTACTCCTTATAGGCAAAAGCGCCTTCAAAGGACAGGATCAGCGGCAGAAGGGTTTCCTTCTCTTTGGACGCGGTGTCCAGGCTGATATAAACAATGATGTCCTGCAAGGTTATTCCTCCTTTGTGAATGTGATGGGCGGCTTGCTGATGGCAGGCACCGCCCGCTTGTCTTCGCGCTCATAGCGGAAAAGCACGTCGAAGCCGTAGCGCCGGTCGGTTTCGTCGGTATCGAAGGCGCTGCGGCTCTGCGTGTTCTCCACGCGGACCACCACGACGCCCAGGTCGGCCAGCAGCTGACGCCCAGCGAACAGGAAGAAGCCCTGCGCGCGGTCTGCCAGCTCCAGCGCCTCGTCGTCGCCGCTGATTGGGCCGTCCTCGCCTTGTCGGTTAAAGCTGCACGCGGTAAAGCTGAATGTGGCCTCCGCGTGTTCGCGCCGGTACTTTGTCAGCGCGCCGCCGTCCGCTGCGGCGGTGGTGATGTTCGCAGCGCCTGGTATGTGCTGCTGCACGCTCTGGTAGTAGATCAGGGGGTAGTCGGCCTCCGGTGCCGTTTGATCCGACAGCACCACCTTCGGCCCTGCCAGATATGTGTGCAGCTGTTTGACAATGATGTTGCGCAGCTCGCGTTGCGTCATTTCGATGCAGCCTCCCCCTTGCGGTCGGCCACGAAGCGGCGCAGCGGGTGGATCACGCCGTGATCCAGATCGCCGCGCACGGTGTAGGTCGCGCCGTCCTGCGGATCGTAGACCTGCCCGCCGATGCGCAGCACATGGCCGTTTGTGTAAATCTTCCGGCTGTTTGCCGTGTAGGTGCCCTCCGCGGCCGTTTTCCAGTCGTCCTCCGACACAGGCAGCACGCAGCCCTCGAAGTCGATGCGCTCCGGCTTCCCTGGTACCCACTGTCCGCCGTTTTCGGCGTCGTAGGTCGGTGCGGGGGCGCGTATCTCCGTCAGGGTGTGCAGGATGCCGCGCGGCAGGCGGGGCTGCCCAAAGCGTCTGTTCATAGTCCTGTCACCTCATAGGTTATACTGTCGCGCAGCCGTCCGGTCTGGACCAGCGGGGCGGTTTTCCCCGGCGCGCTCGCCAGCGTCAGGCTGCTTTTCGGCGGCTGCACGGTGCGCATGTATCGCTTCACGATTGCCACGGCAGCGGTGCCGATGTTGTGGCAAGCCTGATCGGCGGTCAGCTCGCCCAGGATCAGACGGCGCACAGCGTTCTCGCACGCCTTCGCCAGCACGTCCTTGTTTCCGTCGTAGCTGGCGCGGATGAAGGATCTCTCCGGAATCGTCACAGACGGCAGCAGCAGGAACAAAAAGTCCAGCTGGTCGCCCTTCTTGCCCTTCTTCCGGCAGATGAAGCAATTCTCGCCGTTGTTCAGAAAAAAAGCTCCCTCGACGTCGCGTGGGCTTTTGCCCTTCATATCCGGCCGCAGCGGGATCGCCAGATTCTTGGCGTTCCGTGGGTGGATCGTTGCGCCGAACTCATGCACGGCAGCTATGCGAAGCAGTTCGCTGTCTGCGCTGCCCAGGATGCCGACATGTATTTCAGCACCGGCCAGCCGCGCCAGCTCCGCCTTCGTGCGCTCGTACCATGGCGTCCAGTCGTCGCGGGTCCGTGTGACTGAACTCATAGCCACACCCGCTTGTATTGATTGATGATGTCCTGCCAGCTCGATGGGGTCTCGTCGGACCATTCCCAGCGGACGTCGCTAATGGAGAAGGCTTTCAGGCCGCTGCTGCCGCCGCTCTCCAGCTTCCCGAAGATGTACTGCACCATTTCCTGTGCCAGCCCCTCCAGGTCTGCCGGAAGATCAGCAGGCGCTTCGTCGGTCGCCTCCCACGGCAGGATATAGCCCGCCGTGTAGCGCACGGTGATGTTCCGGCTGCCGGTCATGGCGTCGCCGGTCAGGCCGTGGGGGAAGCCGTAATAGGTCCAGCCGTCGTCCTTGTAGATCACACCGGCATTGCCGCGCACGGTGATGTCGTACAGGCCGGGGTCTATGATCTCCCCGGCCTGCTTGATTTCCTCCACCGCGACGATGGGGTAGTTCTCCACCAGCAGGTACTGGCTGCCGGTCCCTTTCACGCGTTCCGTGTAGGTACTCCGGCGCAGTTTCCTGCCCAGGGCGTTCTCAATAGAGGCAGATGCCCTGTTGATCAGCTGGATCAGCACGCCGTCCTGGCTGGTGTCGGTCTCGTCGATGCCCAGCAGCTGCTTCAATGCTTCCAACGTGGTCAGCGCATTGGTGCGCAGCGTAGGCGTCCCCATGGCTTACTCCACCGGCTCCTGCGCAGGATCGCCCAGGGCGAGCGCGTAGGTGGCAGTCGCCGCAGGTGTGGTGCCGCCCGTAAAGCTGACGGTGCCCGTAATCTTGACGAAGCGCTTGCAGCCGGTCAGGTCGATGCCGATCTGTGCCTCGCCGCCTGCAACAGGGATGTCCATAGTGACAGCGCCGTCAGCATCCAGCAGTCCGCCGATCAGTGCCTGCTTGTCGCTTACCGCGGCGAAGGTGCCGCTGCTGGTGTCGCTCTCCGTCAGCACCAGCTTCAGCGCCGCAGCGGTGGGCGAACCGGTGGCCGCTGCCACTTTCAGGCCCAGCACCGCGCTGCCGAAGTTCTGGCGGTCGATGGCCGCGCCGCTGGTGTAGGGGCGCACGCGGCAGCTGTCGATCAGTTTCTTCTTCATGTCTTTGCCCTCCTTATTTCTGCGTCTGCATGTTCTTGCCGATCACGAAGGATTCCTCGTGGCGGATGCCGAAGTCATGCAGGTCGATGATGCGCAGGATCGTGCAGTCCTGATCCACGGCGCTGATGGTGTTGCCGTCCTCGTCGGTGACGGTGCCCTCACGGAACATTTCGGATTCCATGCTGCCCTGGCGGCCGATCATAAACTCGGAGAAGTTACCCAGCACCACGTTGGTGGGGCGGTTGCTGCCAGAGCCGTTGGGCAGCTGATTGCTGACGGCGAACTCGTGGCCGTTCAGCTTGCCACTGTCCATCTGCTCGCGGTACAGGTACAGGCCGGACGCCGCCTGGACGACATTGTAGAACGCCTCCCACGCAAAGCCGTTGAAGGCCCAGCCCAGCTTGCTGGTGTCGGCGTTGTTCTGCAGCAGCGTTGCCAGCATCTTGCCGGTCGTGGTCTCGTCGGGGGCCGCGTCCAGGTCGATGGTCGGGATGCCAGCCATGTTGAACAGGCCCGTCGGCTCAAACTCGGTGCCTTTGCCCAGGAAGGCAGCGCGGTCCATCGCCAGCGCCATGGCGGTGGTGGCGTCGTTCAGGATCAGCTGATCCGCGCCGTATGCGTTGGAGCGGATCAAGTCGTTGCTGATCAGCACCTTGCACATCAGCTTCTTGCTGGACATGCGGACATTGCCGAACTTGGCTTTGGACGCCTTGGCCTTGCGCAGCTCGCCGACATAGGACGCGCTGACGCCGCTGGTCATTTTCGGGATGTTGATGTTGCCGCGATCCATGGGCAGCTCCGTCGCGCCCAGGCGCAGGATGATGGCCTTGTCGCGCAGCAGGGGGATGATCTCGCTGGCGTAGACTTCGGGGACCAGGTAGCCGCCGTCAGTCGGGGCCGTGACGGACATGGCCTTGATCTGGCGCTCCAGGAAGCCGTCGCCGTACTCCTTGCGGGCGATGCTGGCCGCGATGTCGTAGTCCTTGTTCGCGCGCATCATGCACTTCTGGAAACGCACCCAGCCGATGCCAGCAGGAAGGCCGGACTTTTCTTCCTTATCCGTGCGGCCGGTATTCATGTAGATGCCCGCATACTTGCGCTGCGCGGTGCTGCGGGCGGGGGCGGCCTTGGCTTCCTTGGCAGCAGGGGCGGCAGCCTTGGCTTCTTCGTCCTTGCCGTCGTCTTCCTTCGCCTCGGCGGCGGCGGGGTCGTCCTTGGTCTCGTCGTCAGCAGCGTCGGCGGCAGCTTTCAGTGCCTTGGTCGCGCCGCTCTCGGCGGCCTGCTCCAGCAGCTGCGCCAGCTGTTCCTCGGTCATGGTGACGGCCTGGCCTTCGGCTCCGGTTTCTTCCTTGACTTCCTTGGTGGCGGGGGTCTGCTCTTTTGCGGTTTTCATTTGCGTGTGTCCTCCTTTGTAGCTTTCAATTTTTGCTTCTGTGTTCGCGGGGTAGTTTACGATGCTGATCTCCAACAGATCCACCTTTCGAAGGTGCCGGACGTTGTTGGTGTCTACGTCGTATTCCTGGGCGACGTAACCGATGGACATTTGATCAAGAACGCCGTCCTTGATCAGCTGGCGGTAGTCGCGGCCCATGGCGGTGTCGCTGATCTGGCCCTTGACAAACAGGCCCGTGGCGTCTTCCCGCAGCTCCATCGATCTGCCCAGCGGCTCCTTGCGGTCGTCATGCTGCCCGAAGATCAGCACGCCAGCCGCAGCCGTGCCGGTTGCAATGGATTCTGCGAACGCGCCCGGCTCCACAACGTCGTTGTCCAGGTCCACGACGCCGAAGACCGAAGCGTGGCCGGTGAAGATGCCCTGATCCGTTACGTTCTCTGCCTTGATTTGCAGCCGCTTCATTCTCAACCTTCGATCACCTCCTAAAGATCGCCGGGGATCATATCACACCGGCAGTTGATGATCTCGCCCGGCGAGCCGGACGGATCGCCTGGATACATCAGCCCATTCGGGAAGGGCTGGTCGATGGGGACGGTGACGCCGTTCTGGCTGCGGTGGCTGTCTCTGACATCTTCGTCTCCCGCCGTGATCCACGTTTTTGTTGTGCAGCCGCCGTATTGCATCTGCGCGAAGCTGCCCGCCTGCATACTGGTGTGGGCTTCGCTGGTCGCAATGGCCGCGGCGCGTTCTGCCTGCATATCAGGCAGGTGCTGTTGGATGCGCTTCACCAGCTGGGCGGTGCTTTCGCCCGCCTCGATGCCGTCCGCCAGCGCGGAGGCGATCTTGTCGCGCGTCGTTTCGTTGATGCCGCGCACCCGTTTCAGGCCCTGCTGGCGCAGGTAGTCCGTCAGGCGGGGGGCGCGCACGGCTGTGATGCCGAAGTTCTGCTCGATGGACTTCGCGCCGGTGTTGAACGCTTCCTCCCACACGGGATTCAGCGTCCGAAGAAGCGCCTCGTCCTGCTGATTCCAGTCGATCAGCTGATTCAGCGCGTCCATGGCCGCTGCTCTGATGGCTGTCACGTCGAACGTCAGGCCCTGGCCGCTGCTGATCCGCTGCCAGAAGTCCTCGCTGGCGTCCTTCCTGCCGCTCTCCATGGCGGCGGCGATCTCCGACAGCTGCGACGTGAAGAAGCGATTTACCGTCTGACGCGCCGCGCGTTCCTGCGTTAGCAGCGCCCGCATCCGTTCTCGGTGCGCGATCTGCTGGCGGCGTCTGCTGACGCCCTTGGCTCCGGTCAGCGTTTCAGGTGGCGTTCCGCTTGGGGGGAACAGATCTTCCGAAGGCGTCAGACCGTCACTTTCGCGCATGGTCTGTGTCAATTCCTCCGGCTTCGTCGGGATGGAAGCATAGGGCACGAACAGGACCTGGCCCGCGCCGTTCGGCAGCGGATCGAAGCCGTTCTGCTCGCGCCATTCGTCCACCATGATGGCGCTGCCGGACAAACCGGCGTTGGACATTTGCAGCCGGAACTCGGTGTCCTCCGGCACGATGTCGTCATACTCCCACAGCAGGTCCTCGTCCCAGGCGGGCAGCAGCTGCGTGTTGATGGCGTCCTGTCGCGCCAGCAGGCGCGGCGTCAGAACGTTCTCGGCGTAGATGATCTTCGCCTGGGTCGCTGTGGCCCTGTTGCTGTTCTCGACGATGCCCAGGATTTCAGGCGGCACGCCGAAGTGGGCGTTCACGCCGTCGCGCAGGTCCTTGCGGCTCTGCGTGAAGTCCATCTCGCGCTGGCTGTCCACCAGCTTGTTGACGGTGACGTCGCGGGGGATGATTCCCATCTTGTGCGCGTTGCCGACGCCGCGGTGCTGATCGTCCCAGGCCGCCTTGAAGCGGTTGTATTCATCCTGCGTGATACCGGGAGCCGACATAAGGACAGGCGGCGTGGCATCGTTCCAGAAGAACTTCTTCGCCCACTTCGCCATGTACTCGTCGGTCTCGATCTCGTCGGCCACCGCTTCGGCGTCGCCCAGACCGCGGCCGTATGGGTCCAGCGGATTCAGCTGCCGCACCAGAAACACATCTTCGATGGGGACGGTCATTTGCAGGCCGTCGCGGCTGCGGATCGTGTAGTAGGGAAAGTCCAGCCGCGGGATGTCGGTCATCCAGTGCGGCGGGATCGGCCACAGCTCGACGGGGTAGCCCGCCGCGTCACGTTCGATGATGGCCGCCCCCTCGCCCTTAATCATCAGGTAGGTCTCGTGGACCTTCCACAATGCGCTGCGCGTCATAAACGGCAGCGGATTCGGACGCGCCATGAAGTCCAGGAAGGGGTGGTCCGTGATCTCGTCCTTGTCGCCGTTGGCTGCTACCCTGAACAGCTTGCCGGGAACGTTCGACAGATCGGTGGCGATCTTCGTTACCGGCGACAGCCGCGGACTGCGGGCATAGGTCGCCAGGAACTCCTGCGTGTTCCGGTCGGGCGGCGACGTCATGCGGGACGTGAAGAACTGCTGCATCCGGTCAGGCCGCCCGCTGATGGCAGCCTTGAACGCTTCTAAACGCCAGCCCATAGATCAGTACCCCCCCCGCGTGATTTTTGTTAATCTTTCCTGCGCCTTTTCGGCGTGATACTTGTTCCGCTCGATACCCAGCCCGCCGAAGCCTTCCAGATATGCTGCGCATATCGTGGTGCCGCTTCCCGCGAACGGGTCGATGATCCTGCCGCCGTTCTCGCAGATGTGGACCAGCTGACGCATGACGTCGAGCGGTTTTTCCGTCTGATGCGTCCGGGCCTGCGCCGAAGGCGGCAGCCCTTGCAGCAGACCGGGCATGTATTCGGCGTCGCGTTTGACGTCTAACGGCCCGTTAGACGCCCACACGATGAACTCGCATTGCTGCTTCGGGCGGTGCGGCTGCGGCCGTGCGTTCTTCTTATCCCATGGGATCAGGCCGCGGACTACCCAGCCGCCCCACTGGATTGCGTCATAAAGGGCAGGCAGCTGACGCCAGTCGATGAAGATCGCCGCCACGCCGCCCGGCTTCACCGCCTTGCGGCAAAGCTCCAGCCAGTACGCCGTCCAACTGGTCCAGGCGCGCTGGTCCATGTTGTCGCCCTCGAAGGCGTGTTTCAGGTACTCGGCCTTCGCGCCGCTCTGGCTGTATTTTTCGGTCACGCTCTGCATCCGGTCGCCGCGGTACTGGCCGCCGCTGCTGTAGGGCGGGTCGGTGATCAGCGCGTCGAAGCTGTTCTCCGCCAGCGTTTGCAGTACCTCAATGCAATCAGCGTGCAGGATTTCACACCCACCAGATGTCAAGAGTACCCCTCCCTTCTCGTTCCTGAATTGTTTCGGCGACGCCGGTCGTAGCGTCTGGCGCGTCGTCGTGTTTGTTTTTGCCGGTCTTCTGGTAGCTCACCATCGCCGCATAGTAGCGCGGCCACCGCTGTGCCCAGTCGGAAGGGAACAGCAGGTGCTGCATGACGAAGGTCGCGCCGGTCATAATTCTGGCGTGCTTGTTCGCACCCTGGTGGAACCACTCGATGTTCACGCTGCGCGTCTGGTACTGTTCCCACAGCAGCCGCTCCACGTTTCTGGCGAAGCCGCGGCCGCCGTTGTTGCTCTCGATCCGTGCCGTCTCGACGTGGTAGCTGTAAAGTTGCTCCGCCGTCTGCGGCTCCGTCTTCTCCATCGGCTCGTCCGTCATAATGACGTCCAGAATGTAGCCCTCGCCCTCATGGATGCCCGCGACGATGCTGCACAGGTCGTCGCTGCCGGTGTCAGCCGTGTCGGTGTAGCTGATGATCGCGGTGAAGTCCAGCTTCCCCTCGTCGTCGCGCGGCAGCTGCTCATAGGTGCGGAACTCGCTGTAGAGCTTGCCCTTGATGTCCACCGGCTCCTGCTGGTAGTTGGCGTCCGCGATCTCCGCGCTGGTCAGGCGGCGCTTCTTCATGTAGGACTTCCACGACAGCAGATCGGGGCAGAGCATCCGGCGCTCGCCTTCGTCCAGACAGGCGCGACGGCAGAAGACAAACCAGTCGCCGCCGTCCTCGCTTGCCAGCAGGCGGCCGCACAGGTCCTTCGTGGACCATCTGGTCATAACGATAATTTGCATCCCGCCTTCTTCGATACGGGACAGGAAGGTGTCGGTGTACCAGCTCCACTGTTCGTCCAGAACGCGGTCGTTAAACGCCTCCTGGTCGTTCTTGATCGGGTCGTCGATGATCCCCATCGAACAGCCGATGCCGGTGATCGTGCCGCCGAAGCCGGTCGCCAGGTAGTTGAAGAACTGGCCCTCCAGGCTCCACAGCTGTGCAGCCGCGTCGCCCTGCTTGACGCGCGTCGTCGGGAAGACGTCATGGAAGATCGTCACCTTGCTGTCGATCTTGTCAGCGTCGATGCCGTCGCGGACGTTTCGGGCGAAGCGCCCTGCCAGAATGTCGTTGTATGACACGGATATGACGCGCGTGTCGTTTTTCTTGCCCATGCACCACTGCACGAACAGCGTCAGGGTGTAGGACTTGCCGTGCCGCGGCGGCAGGTTGATCATCAGATTCTTGTACGGCTCGCCGGTGCTTTTGTTGATCAGCCGCCCCTCGAAGATCGCCTGCAGCGTTTCGCACAGGTCGCGTTGGTACGGCCGGTCGTCGCGGTAGAACTTCGGATTCATCATTTTGCAGTAGTCGTAGAATCGGGCCTGCGCGGCGACGATTTTGCCGTCCGTGATGCCCTCCGGATTGATCAATTCCCGTATATCTTGCAGGTCGCGCACGTCAATCGCCCTCCTTTCGCTTTCCTTGGCCTCTCTGACGCGTTAGAACGGCGTTAGACGCCGCGCCCCCTCCAGCTCCCCACCTGAACGCAAAAGCCCGCACAGGGGCTTTAAAATCGTTTCTGCGCTTATCACCACGCCCCGGCGTGAAAACACGTCGGGGCGCAGCAACGAAAGGAGGCTTCCACGGGGCGCGTGGAGTGGTCCCCACGGATGGGATCGCCCCGATGTGTAGGCTTCGCCACCACCGATTGTCAGGGCGGCGTTGCTTTCTCGGTTATGTCCCCCGATCTCGAACGCGGCGACGGATCAGCGCGCGTCTTCCTTCGGGTTTCTGTTCGTGGCGTCTTCGGCCTCGGCCTGCGTCACAATGACGCCGACGTCCACTTGATGTGCCTCGCCCAGGATCGGGACCGATACGGTCGCCCGGCGTCCTCTGGCGTTTACTTTCACGATCTTGCCTTCCAGCTCCAGCAGGGGGCCGGATGTGATCACGGTCTTGCCGTCGATGCGTTCGCCCTGCGACACGCCGAAGTCCCGGCCGTCTGGAGCGAACAGACGAACCACTTCCATCTGCTCGTCCGGTACCGGCTCCGGCCCGCCTGTACCCAGCAGGCGGATCACGCGGGGCAGACCGCTGATGAAGTAATAGAAACGGGGCGTCATGCCCGTGCGGACAAATACATAGCTGGGGAACACCACGCGGCGTGTCGGCCACCATTTGCCGTGACGCCGTTCGTGGAGAATTTGGACGGGGGCGAGCGCCTCCATGCCTGCGTCGGTCAGTTTCCTGGCCGTCTCCTGCTCGCTGCCGGTCATAACCTGCGCAACGTACCAGCGAAGCTCAGCCTTCATCGCGTCCCGCCTCCTCTGCTGCCGCGTCGCTGACAAGCCTTTGCAGCTGTGCCAGCAGTTCCGGATCGTTCTGAACGGCTTGGCGCATCCGTGCCTTCACGTTGCGCTCGACGGCCTCAATGGCCGCCAGGCGCTCTTTGCGCCAGCGTTCCTTGTAAATGGTGCTGCGTTGCAGCTGGACCAGCAGGCGGCCCGCCTTGTCCAGCGGCATGGCGTCGAAGTCTTCGTCCGCCGTTGCGATCCTGCGGGTCAGGCCGTCGATCATAATCGCGGAGGCCAGCTCCGTGGACTCGACGTCCTGATTCTCGCGGATGAATTGCAGCAGCGCCGTGGTCTGCTCTGATGCCTCTTTCAAACGTCGTGCTGCGCTGTTGTGGCGCATGGCATATCTGCCCACGGCGCTGCGGCTGATCTCATAGCCCAGGTCGGTGATCGTGTCGGCGATGTCCTGGTAGGTGTAGTTGACGTCTGCCAGCATCGCGTCCAGCTGTGCGCGGATTTCGTCGGGCAGTTCATCCACGCGGGACTTGATGCGGTTGCGCTCTCTCTGGTCGCCCATCAGACGTCAACGCCCTGGTCCTCAATGGTGCCCTCCACCAGATCGACGCCGGTCGGCGTCAGTTTCACGAAGGCGGAAGGCGGGACCACACCGTGCAGGATCTGTTCGGCTGCTTCTTCACCGATCACCTGGATGTACTTCTTGCCCGACAGGTAGTCAATGTGCTGCGCGATGCTGGGGACGCTCACCATGTTGGACTCCAGCAGGCTGTTGGTGATCGTTCTGATCTCCACCGGCACAGGCTGAACGGAGTACAGCAGGGCCAGGATTTCGCCGCGGACGCGCTTGTTCGCCGCGACGGTCAGGTTGGCTGCCATATCGGCCCACCTCGCTTTCTGTAGATTTTGGGTCAGTTTCTTTTGGTCAGCTGGTCAAGGATTTTGTCCAGCTTGGCGTCGAAGCCCGCGACGGCGCGGATGAAGTCGTCGCGCAGGGTGTATTTGAAGGGGGCCTCCTGGATGAAGTTGTCCATCTTCTCGGCCAGGGCCTTGGTGTCGGCCGACGCCTTCTTCTCCACTTCGTCGATGCGCTCCTGCAGGCGCTTGTCCCGCTGGTCGAACTGATTCAGTTCTCGCTTGAGTAGGAAACAGATGATGCCGTAGGCCACCACCTGAATGATCCATGTGATCCAGCTTTCCATGCTGCGCCCTCCAGATAAAAACGAAACTCCGTAAAGGCGCGCGGCCTTTACGGAGTTTATTGTAAATGGATTCGATTGTTGGGTAAATAAGAAGCAATTCCCTTAGTTTATGGGGGAAATGTGGATAAAATCGGACTATTCAAAGCCCAGCAGCGACAGCTGACCGGCAGGCGGCGCGTCCTTGCAGATTTCCTGCACCCAGCGGACCGTCAGGTCGAACTCCTGCGCCAGCTGTTCGGCGTTGTAGCCGGTGAACTTCTCGCGGATCAGCCGGTCGCGCGCCGTGCGGGTCAGGGCGTCCACCTTTGGGATGTAAAGGTTGGAGCCGCCGTACTGTGCCGCCAGCGTCAGCAGCGGCTGGATGCCCGTGATCTCCGCCAGCTGCCTGTACTGTTCGGGGATCATGTCAATGGTCAGCCGGTCCGTCCACTTCTCCATCGTGGCCTCCTTTCCGCTCTCCGCGTCCTCCGGCCAGCATGGCCTTCATCGCTTCGATGCAGTTGCGTGCGTGCTTGTCGTCCAGGAAGGTGGGGTGGGACGCGCCGAAACGCTTCTCCAGGAAGGCGCGCAGCCTTTTCGGATCGTCGGCCCAGCCCAGCTTCGCGGCCAGCGCGTAGATTTTCGCCACCTGCTCCTTCGTCGGCCTGTTGTGCGGCGCGGTCGTCTCCTGTCCGGTCAGCCGTTTCAGCCGGTCGATCACCTGCTTGGCGTCTGCCGTCGTCAGCAGTCTTATGCTGTCCTTGCCCGTCGTCGTGAAGACGACGGCGTGAAGATCGTCGTTGCTGATCCCGCCGCCGCGCGCCAGCGCGTAGATGCAGCGCATCTGCTGCGGCGTCAGGACATTGGCCTGCGTTCCCATCCGTGCGCCCTCCTTCGCCGGTCAACCGCGTTCCAGCTTCTCGCGGTCCGGCTCGTACCAGAACACGTCGTCCACTTCGATGGACGCGCCTACGGCCACGATGTCCTGGGTGGGGTACTTGCGCAGGGCGTCCTTATCGACGCTGGGCGCGGGCGTCTTCACGCAGTCGTCCATGCCCTTGCTGCGCAGCAGCTGGATGATCTCAGCCAGCTTGGTGGGGGCCTTCGGCAGCTTGATCTTCGTGGACTTGCGGAAGCCCACTGCGCCGAAGTTCAGCGTCTTGGTCTTCTTGCCGTCCATGTCGTCGCGGTGTGCCTCGGCGAACTCCTTGATCTGGCGCTCCAGGCGCTTGGTGGCCTCGATGAAGACGCGGCTGCGGGCTTCGGCCTCGGCCTTCGCCTCGTCGATCTTGTTCTGCATCGCTGCCTCGAAGTTCTCCACCGTGCGCTGATTGTCCGCGATGGTCGCCAGCGCCTGATTCACGTCGTCCCAGCTCTCCAGAGCGGGGACTGTGTCTTCTACGCGTTTTCTTGCCATTGTGTCTTCCTCCTTGATGTCAAATATGCCACGACCAGCGATTCGGGTCTTTCCCGTCGCGGGTGATGGTCAGGGTGATGGGGCCGTCGTAGTGATAGATCGGGATGCAGCGGGCCGACGCCTCGATGATCTCGCCGACCATGCCCTCGCTGATCTCGTCGCCGAACACCCACATTTCGTCGCACATGCCCAGCAGCTTGCGAGCCATGCGCAGCCCCGCTTCGCGTTCCTTGTGCCTGTTCTCATTCATAAAGCGCGGGAACAGCAGGTGCGGGGCCAGCGGGATGCCGCCCATTTTCCAGACGTAGCGGCAGAAGTTCTCTGCGCGGCGGGCGTTGCGTTCGGGGTCTGCTGCATAGGGGCTGCAAACATAGATCACGGGATCGTCCGTCACGCGGCGCGGCTTTTTGATCCGGGTGTAGGCTGCCTTCATACCATCGCCCCCGTCCACGCGATCAGGACCAGCCCAATGGCCGCGATGATCAGCCCCAGCGTTCCGGCCGCAGGGGCGCGCCGCTTGAAGAAGCAGACGCCCCCGACGTAGGCGAAGACCGCAGCCGTCGCCGCCAGATAGATGATTGTCAGTGTTTTCACGTTGTCCTCCTTAGTACATCAGTTTGTATTTCCGGGCGCTTGCCAGGATGTCGCCGGTGATCTGCCCGCCCTCGGCGGCTTCCAGACAGATGTCCAGGATTTCCACGAAGGTGCCCATGCCGCCGTGCTTCACGTCGGCGGCGATGGTCGCCAGAGCGTCGGCAGCGTCGTCGCTCACGTTGTACTCCCGCAGGATCGTGCGCGCCTCGGCCTGGCCGATGCCGTTCAGCTTCAATTCCACCTTGCGGCGGTAGAGCTGCGCCAGGTTGTCGTGGCGGCCGCGGCCGCGGGTCAGCATACCCTCCAGCACATCCGTGCCGCACAGGATCACCGGCGTGCCGGTGTTGTCCCACACCTTGCGCAGGACCTCGAACTTGTCCACATCCCACTTTGCCAGATACTCGGCCTCGTCCACCGCGATCAGCACGTCCGTGCGGCCCAACAGGTAGGCGATCAGGTCCTGGGTCTTGCGGTAGTTGTTGCCGCGCAGGGACAGGCCCAGCGGCCGCGCGATGGCCTCCAGCATATCGCCCACGCGCATCTGCGGCCAGGCTTCGATGTAAAGCACGCCTGGATGGGTCTGCGCGAAGTGGCGCAGCACGGTGGTCTTGCCGCTGCCGGGGTGGCCCACCATGACGCCCATCTTGCGCTTGCTGCAGACGTAGTTGCACCAGCCCATGCACTCCTTGAACTCCTTCGTCTCGAACAGCTCGATGCGCGTCTTGAAGTGGATCGGCGCGACGGGGACGTCAGGCCCCAGCCGTTCCTCCGTGCCCTTGATCTCGTTCACGGCGTCCCACAGCTTCTTCTCGTGTTCGGGCTTCATCCGCAGCCCCTGATTCACCAGCTGGCTGATGGCCGACCGGCTGATGCCGGTCTTGTTGGCGATGGCTGCGAAGGTCACGCCCTCCGCGTCGCGCAGCCGCTGCAATTCGCGTGCCAGGTCCCCCTGGCTGGTAGTCGTCGTCAGATTCTCTGCCAGATTCGTCATTGTGTCAGCGCTCCTTTCGTTTGTGGCTGTAAGCGCCGCGCCCCCGAAGGGGCGGTCCCGGCTTCCACGGGACTGGGCCTTGTGCCTTTTGTGGTCTACCGATCCATCAGACCGCCGATCCAGGCGAAGATGCCGAAGGCGGCGATCCAGCCGGTCATGTGCAGCGCCGTGGCCCAGCACATCGGGCGCGTGCCGCACTCCACGCTGCCAGCCACGCCCCAGGCGATGAACAGGCAGGCCGCCGACAGCCAGCAGCAGACCGTTTGGATCAGCTGCCGGATTCTCCGCGCCCGCCGCTTCTCGGCGGCTCTGCGCAGTCTGGCGGCGTCCAGGCGGCTGATGGCGTTGACCTCGCAGCAGGATACCAGCACAATCTGCGTCGTGCCCTCGGTGTTCACGCGCTGGATCGCCTCGCGCAGCGCCTGACGCTCGGTCGGGGTGGTCTCGGCCACCAGATAGCGGTGCAGCCTGCATCCGCGGTACTCGTTTTCGTGTTCGTTCATAGTGTCTGCTCCTTTCGTTTTTGTCACAGATGTCGCGCGTTATCGTGCGCTGCGCAGCAGTTCCTCGCCCATTGCCTCGAACATGGAGCGCACCACGTCGCCGCTGTTGTCGTCGCGCGGCTTGCGCGGCGGCTTGCTGCGCAGCTTCTCTCTGGCTCTGGCGGCCTTCTCGTATTCGATGGCCGTGATCGTTCCGATGTTCTTCTTGGGGTCCACCTCGTCGGCGAACGCGCTGCGGCTGGCGACGGCGATGCGGAATCTGGTCTCGCGCATCTGCTTCTTCTGCTTGCCGACGTGCGCGGCGATGCGGTCCTCGTCCTCGCCCACCAGCGAGAAGGTCTCGTGCAGACCGGCTTCGCACAGGAACTTGCCGTCCACCATCACCGACACGCTGGACAGATCGCTGCGGCTGTAGCGGATCACGGCGTCCGTGCCCGCCAGTCCGATCATCTCGTCGGACCAGAACAGCTTGTTCTTGAACTTGATGCCGCGCTGCGTGATCTTGCGCTCGGCCATGTCGTCGCGGGCCACGCACAGCATCTGCCAGCTGGGCTGCTCCATGCGGGCGCGGGGCAGGGTGTTGTAAAGGTCGATTGGCTTGCGCCCGCCGTGGCCTTCGTGGGGCCGGTTGTGGTAGGCGGGGAAGACGTCGTCCCGAAGCCATTCGTAGAACTGGTCCATCGTCCACAGCTGCCCATGCTCCAGCTGGTGCCGCAGCTCGCGGGAGAAGTCCTCCGGCCGTTCCTTCGGGCTTCCGCCGCACCAGCCTGGCGCGTCGCGGATGTAGATGTCCTCCAGCGTGCCGAAGAATCGCTCCACGGTCTTGGCCCAGCCGTGATAGGGCTGCGCGTGGTGGACCGTCACGTTGAACAGCTGGATCACGCTGTTGCTGGCGATGTTGCAGTTCAGATAGCCCAGGTCGTGTTCCTTGATCAGGCCGGTCTCGAAGGTCTTGCTGCGGTAGTCCTTGCCGTTGTCTATGTAGAGATGGGCGGGCAGGCCGTAGAAGGGGCTGTGTTCCGTGTGGGCCACGCCGCGGATGAACGCCTCGGTGATCGTCTCCGTGTTCGGGTTGGTGCAAAGCACCCAGCCCACCAGGCAGCCGGTCGCGGCGTCGTACCAGGCCGTCAGCCATGGGCGCACCGGCTTGCCGGTCTCGTCCAGCACGAAGCAGTCGAACTGGTGGTGGTCGCCGAACCAGACCTCGTTCACGGTCTGCGGCTTCTCACGCACCGCCATGAACATGTGGTCGTCCTTCCAGGCTTTCACGCCGCGGCGGGCCAGCGTCACTTCATCGGACGGGATCGCCGCCAGCATCCGCGACAGCGTCTGCCTGCACTCCGGCACCCGCATCCCCGCCTTCACCGGCTCGGCGCAGGGCGGGTAGTGATTGATCTCGCCCGTTTCCATCAGACGGGCGCGGGCCTCGGTGCCCTCGCAGAAGATGCACTTCTGGCAGGCGTCCGGTCCCAGCACGGCGGCCTTGTCCACCAGCTTGTTGTAGATCGTGGCCTGCGTCCGCTTCACCTTGTCGGCGTACAGGCCGTATGCGTATTGATAGGCAGCCGCGCAGATGCTCGGCCGCGTGCCCTTGTCCTTGCGGCTCACCGCGCGCATGATGCCCGGCAGCCCCTTCGCCTCGTAGGCGTCCATCCAGCGGTAGAGCGTCCGCAGGCTCGTGCCGTGGTCCTCGGCCAGCGCCGCCAGCTGCTCGACCACGTCCTCCGGATTCAGCTTCCGGATCGCCAGGCCTTCCAGGACGGCCCGCTGCTTGCCCAGCAGCTCCCGCATCCCGTTGTCGCCGAAGCGGGCGTGGTAGCCCGCCAGATCGCAGTCGTCGTTGATCGGGCCGTTGATCACGCCGCCGCGCTGGGCATAGATGATCTGCGCCTCTACCGGCAGGCTGCTGACGGCGATCTGGTAGCTTTCGCCGCCGTTGCCGCCGCGGCCGCCGGACTGTTTGCGGGTCTCGTAGGTGCCGTCCGTGATCTTCTCACGGATTCGGCGGTCGTTCTCGCCGGTCAGCAGGGCTGCGGTGCTGGTGCTGATGTAGCTCTGCATTTACGCACCCCTGCCTTTCCTCCGCTGCTTCTTCGCAGCCGCTTCGTAGCGCGCCATGACAGGGGCCACGGCGGCCTTGACGTTGTGGCCGCTGCGGCGGCCCTTGATCGTCGCCAGCAGACTGTCATAGGGGATGCCCGCCTCTGCGGCCAGCGCCTTCTTGGTCAGGCAGTGCTTCGCGCAGAACATGACGATCTCCATGCCGTATTCGGTGTACGGCTCGCGGTAGCCCGGCTCCGGTTTGTACTTCTCCATAATGTGTCCTCCTCGTATAATAAGTTTCAAAGTTAATAGTTTCAGGTATCAGCAGGCTTTGAGGTGCCCGTGATACAATAGCTGTAGGACAGCAGGGTCAAGTTCTGAGTCCTCCGGTTGAGCCGTAAGGCTACTTCACTGAAAGTCTGTTCCCCTGAACCGGAAGTTAGCTGCAAACTCATTGGCTGTTTGCCTGGGACAAGACCGCCCTTTCAGCAGTGAGGGCTATCGCATTGGTCTGCCCAGGAATGATTCTGATAAGCGAGGGTGCCAGATGCTCCGGTTATCATGGGTATCTCAAAGCCTGCTGGCCTGAAATCTCCATGCGGGGAGGTGAAAATTGTGAATCCACTATTCGTTGGCATTGATGTGAGCAGCAAGAACAATGTGGCCTACCTGATGAAACCGGACGGCAGCAAACACTCCAGCTTCTCCGTGCAGAATAACCTTGGCGGTGCTAAACTGTTATCAGAGAGAATCGTATCGGCACTTGGCTCCATGCAGCTTGAGCGTGTGGTGATTGGCCTGGAGGCCACCTCCATCTACGGGGACAGCCTAGTCTATGCTCTTCGTGAGGATGGCCGCTTGGGGCGGTTTCAGAGGAAAATCCATGTTCTAAATCCAAAGCAGGTGCGGAAATTCAAGGAAGCCTATTCTGACCTGCCAAAGAACGACTGGGTGGACGCCTTTGTGATTGCCGACCATCTCCGTTTCGGCAGAATCAACAGGGAGGTCTACATGGACGATTACCGCTACAAAGCCCTGCAAACCCTTACCAGAGCCAGATTTGATGTCATCCAAAACTTGACCCGGGAGAAGCAGCGGTTCGCCAACTACTTATTCCTCAAATGCTCCGGCATGGCCCAGGACAAAGACATTCAGAACACCAGCGCCACCACCATCGCACTCATGGAACACTTTGAAACCGTGGATGACTTGGCGAATGCCGACCTGGAGGAACTGACTGCCTTTATTACTGAAACAGGCCGTGGCAAATTTGCTGACCCGGATGCTACCGCCAAGGCAGTTCGGGCTGCAGCCAAAGGCTCCTATCGGCTGCCCAAAACAGTAAACGACACTGTAAACCAAGCAATGGCTGTTTCTATTGCCTCCATGCGCGCCTTGAAAGGGCAGGTCAAAGTATTAGATAAGGCCATTGAACAGCAGTTTGAAATCATTCCGAACACTTTGACCTCCATCCCCGGTATTGGCAAGGTCTACTCCGCCGGTATCATTGCTGAGATTGGTGATATCCACCGTTTTGATTCCCAAGCCTCGGTTGCCAAATACGCCGGCCTTGTCTGGAACAGGAGCCAGTCTGGCGACTTCGAGGCCGAACACTCCAGAATGATTAAATCCGGCAACCGCTATCTCCGCTACTACCTGCTGGAAGCCGCCAACTCCGTGAGAAGATGCGACTCCGAGTTCCGGCGTTACTATGACCTCAAATTCAAAGAGGTCAACAAGTACCAGCATAAACGCGCACTCGCTTTAACTGCCAGAAAACTGGTCCGGTTGGTCTTTCGGCTGCTAAAGGACAACCGCCTGTATATCCCGCCGGAGGGCTGAGAGCGCAGCTTGCCACTCTGACTCATAGGCCCTGTTTCAAAATTTCTCAGGGACAGGGCTTTGGTTGGTGTTGCCTTTTTGCTGTCTACACAGTGCTTTTTACTCTGTTTCGCTTAAAATTTTCTTGCATCACCTACTTGACTTCATACCATTGGACTTTCAGATTATTTCTGCTTGCGTCTTTCCCGGGCTTCTTTCACGAGCTGATTGCTGACCTTGATCCACTTACACAGGGATGGCAATGGCAGCGACAGCCAGTAGGAAACGGGGGTCTGATTGGTTTTTGCCATGGTAAGGCATTGCCTGCGGAGCCAAACGCCGCCGTCGCCGGTTACAGCTCCGATGCCAGCAAAAAAGAGCGGGCCTTGCCTCTGACGCGGTTAAACTCGAAAATCGGCAGAGCGCGCAGGGCGTCATCGCCGATGCGCCGGGGGTGGCCGCTGGCATCAACAATGGTGTTGGTGCAGGCTCGCGCCGCCATGCGCACAAGGAACTGTCCGGAGAAGGTAGGCGAGATGGTAGGCTTACCGATGGCCTGAAGCTCGTCCTCGATGGCGAGGGCATCATCACCGGTCAGTCCCTCAAAGTCAAAGTTCAGCTCGTCGAAGGTCTGCCCCTCATAGGTGAAAGGCTTTTTCAGCTTGAGAGTGTAGTTGCCCTCGCTCTTCTTGGCCTGTGCCTCAGCCGCCGCATACTCGTCATGGTCAACGGTAGAGAAAGCATCAGCGGGGACAAAAGTCTTGTTGGTATCAGCCATGATAAAAACTCCTTTCAAATCTCAAAAAGATGCCCGGAGCGGATCTCCCGCCCCGGGCGTTGTTCGTGTTCTTACATGCCGAGCGCCTTACGGACGTCGGCCAGGTAATCGGTGCCGTTGACATAGCAGATGAAATTCAGCTGGTCGACCTCGCGCACCTTCTTGCCGTCGATGTAGGTCGCCCAGTAGCGGACAGCGTACTCGCCGGAGCCGTTGGAGGGCGCTGCAGGGGCAACGGAGCCGCCCTTGTCGCTCTTGGGGATGACCACAAGAATGTGCTTGACGGCGCGCACGACCACCTTGCCGGCCACAACGTCCTCGTCCTGCTGTGCAACGCGCAGGTCGATGGTGTGGCGGCGGGGTTCGGAGAGCTTCACGCTCTGGTCGGTGACGGTGCGGAAGTTGAGGCCCAGCGTCATCGCGTCGAAGTGGCCGAGAATGACCGACTCGACATTGCCGGCAATGCCGGCGCCGGAGATGGACTGCGTCAGCGCGGTCAGGTCAGGAAGGGTTGCCTGAGCCATACCGACATACTCAACAGAGTCTTCGTAGACCTTGAAATTGATAATGCTCTGATCCATGATTCAAACCTCCTTTTAGCCCTGCAGGGCGCTGGTGACATAGCTGGCGTCATACTCTAGCACGAAGTCGATCTCCTGAGCGGGAGAGGGCGGCGTCATGTAGACATGGAGCTTGATAATGCCGGCCATGAGGTTGGTCAGCGGGTTTTCGCTCTCCAGCATCTCCACGCGAGCGCCCAGGAGGTAGCCCATGCCCACCAGACCGTTGAGCCAGATGTTGGCGGTGTCGAGAACGGTGTCGATCAGGCGGCGGTTCATGGGCTTGTCCAGCTTGCTCCAGAAGGTCTTGACGAGGGAGTTGCCGACCCAGCCGAACATACGGCTGACGGGGATAAAATAATCCTTGACGTCGGTGTTGGAGGGATAGCAGGCGGTATAGTTACCCCATGCCACCCAGCCGCTCATGAAGTTCAGCGCCGTGTCCACGCCGATGCCGTTGAGATAGTTGGCCTGCGCCAGCGTCAGGTTGACCTCGGTGCCGTCCTCCAGGCAGAGGCCGTCGCACTGCAGCCCCTTGTTGGACGGGGACTCGTAGGGGCAGCCGCCGTTGTCGGTGTCGATCTGCGCCATCAGGCCGGCGAGCTGGGTGGACATGTGGAACTTGTACTCGCCCAGCTTCAGCATGGGCCAGAGGGCGATCTCGTCCTCGTCGGAGATATTGGCGGCGTTCTTCTTGGTGAGGACGTCGGAATAGGAGCGTGCGCCGGAAGCGCCGCAGTCGATGTCGATCAGCGCCTTGGCACGGAACAGGCCGTTGATATTGCCGGCCTTGGCGGTCATCGCGGCGGCTACGGTGGACTGCTGGGAATAGCCGGGGGCGCACAGCAGGTCAGGAACAACACCCAGCAGGGTCAGGCACAGCTCCACATTTTCCATCGCAGAGGCGATGTCGGAGGTGGTAACGACGGACGCCTTGACCTTGTTGTAGGCGATGTTTACCTGCTCAGCGGAATAGGCGCTGCCGGTGGACAGCAGCTCTACCACCAGATGCTCACCGCTGTAATAGGCGTTGTAGTCGGTGCCGGACACATAGGCTGCGCCGGTGCCGCCAGCCGCCTTAACGACCAGCGCAGAATCATTGATGGCTTCGACAGGCAGCAGTACCTCGTGATTCGTCACCGCCATGTCAGAGGCAGCAGACGCTTCCTTTGCGGTGCTGATGTCGAGGACGTTGCAGAAGATGACAGGCTGGCAGGCGAACAGTTTGAAGTGCGAATACATGAATTCGCAGAGCGTGTAGGTAGCCCAGTCATCGGAATAACCCAGCTTCTCCACAGCCTCGGCCCAGCTGGTGCAAAGGACGGGAGTGCCGGCGGCGGCAGGCTTGTCTGCCACCTGAACAGGAGCCAGGCCGACTACGAAGGGAATGCCGGACTCCGCCACGACAGGGGTACTGACGCTGGTTGCCAGCTGAGAAACATATACGCCGTGGTTCATTGAAAATTCCTCCTTACTTCATGCCCTTGGCCAGCTTGTGATAATTCACATACAGCAGGTTGCCGGGCGTTTTGACTTTGATACGGTCGGTGGGAAGCGTTTCGTCGCTCACCACCAGCGACGCGATCAGCGGGTACTGTGCGATCACAGGGGCGAGGGCGTCAAGGACTTCCTTCCGGCCGCCGCGATAGATGGTGCCGCGCTGGATTACGCCCATCATGGTCGGACCGAGATAGACGCAGAAGCCGCCGGTGTCGGCGACCTTCTTCGGCGCGGCAGGCTTTTTCTTTGCCGTCTTGGGCGCGGCTTCGGCGGTCTGCTCCGCCGTGTCGATGATTTTTTCGCTCATAAGTTAACCTCTCTTTCCACGGGGGGAAGTATCCATGTGGAGATCATTTCTCCCACGAAATAGGGGGCGGTGTCATCGGGATAGACCAGCACCTCAAGCCCTGCTTCCAGATCAAGGGTGAACTGCTCTCCGATGACGACCTGCCGCAGCAGCGCCACGCGGATGCGCTCCATGAGGTTCAGCAGCATCAATCCGCCCTCCTGCTCGTCATCGTTATAGACGCAGCAGATGGAGCGCACCTTTGCGCTGGAGGTCACGCGCTGTCCCTGCGGCTGCTGATCCATGCCGGTGATGATCTGGTGCAGCACATAGGGGGCTTTCTTGGTGGCGGAAGTTCCGTCAGGCAGGCGCGTCAGGTAGACGTCGGCCGGGCGGTAGCCCTGCTCCGTGTCTCCCTTCTGCATTCTGGTCGGCATGATCAGGTCGGCGGTGGCCTCCTTTGTGAAGTCCCGCAGGCGTTCCAGCAGAATAATTCTCGTCATAAATCAGCCTCCCCATCCGTTCAGTACGCGCAGGATTTCATGCTCAACGCGCTTTTCGTAGGTGTCGCGGATCGTTTCGTCCATCTTCTCGATGACTTCTTCGTTCCGCATCATGTGTCCGGTAGACGGACCAAACTTCTGCTCCACAGGAAAGCGCGGCGAGCCGACACGCTCGAAAACGGCAGTCGGGCCGAAAATGCGGGCCACGAATGCGTGTTGAAGCGTCGCAGCTCCGCCGTTGCGCTTTACCTGTGTCTGCACGGTGCCGTCCCGGCTGTATGTGGTGTTGAAGGTCAGCAGCGGGAGCACGGTGCCGGAGAAACTGATGCTCATACCCATCACGCCTCCCGCACCGCCTGTGATGTGGGTCTTGGAGTGAACTCTCCGCATGAATTCACCCTTGTTGATGGTGTACTCGGCGGCGGCGAACTGTCCGGCGCGGGTCTTGGCTGTATCTCCGGCGCGCCTCAACGCGGAGAAAGCCGCTTTGTAAACGCCGCCGGGGATATTGTGCAGCAGCTTGTTCACGCGCTCCAGGCTGTCGCCGCCGACCTCGTTGACGCGGATAAAGCTCATTCGTCCACCGCCTCCAATTCCACGCGGAGCATGCCCATCTCACAGACCGAGGACGCGACATAGAACTCCCGGAAGAAGCCCCCGCCGCCCTCCTGGTCGTTGATCCTGATACGCTGCCCCCGCTCCGGCTGCACCCCGCCGAGATCGGACAGGGCGCAGTGGAGAACGGAGGAAACGATGTAAAGCCCCTGGGCATGGTCGCTCATCAGCTGGCGGCGATCCTTCTCCTTCAGGCCGGAGAGGACGATGGGAATATCCTCGTAGGTCGCCCCGTCGTACTTGACGGTGCGCTTTTCCGCGAACTCGTCGCAGTTGAGGAACACGCCGAAGTTGTCGCGGGCGACCATATCCTTGAAGCTGCTCATACCACAGGCGCCTCCGGCGTCAGCACAGGGGGCGCTTCGCCGTCGTCCACGCCGTCGTCGTCCTCAGCGATCGCGTCCTCCAGCGGAACATCCGTAATGGCGGCGATCAGCTGCGCCTTGGTCTTGAGCTTAGCGGTGTCGATACCCATCTCCTTGGCCAGCTCCGTGAGTTTGGCGTTGGTCAGCGTTTTGAGCTGCTCGGGGTCAAGATGGGCGCTTTCCGCGCCCTCTGCGCCCTCTGCGCCCTCGCCACTGTTAGATGGGTCAGCGCCAGCCCCGCCGCTGTCCTCGCCCGCAGTGGGCGTTGCAACGGCGGGAGCGGGCGTTTCCACGGCGGGGCGGGCAACGCGCAGGGCGAAAAGGCGCTGCGCTTCCTCCTCGGAGACTTCGCAGGTGCCGCCGCGGTCGATGGGGATGGGGTGCTTCGAGCCTTCCGGCCTATAGCCGTAGGTGCCGCAGATGATCTCGATTTTCGTCATGGCAGTCTCCTTTCTGCGCCAGCTCAGGACACGACATCCGCCGCGTAAATGTACGGGCAGTAGTTGTGAGGAGCGGCCAGGGGACGAGCGCCCAGGCGCAGCTTGCGCTGGTCGGCGTCCTGATTCAGAGAGAACTTCGGAACGCGGGCCGCAGCATGGGAGGCAAACTCGGTGGAGCCATAGTCGATCTGGGTGATCTGGCCGTACATCATGTGGCCGCAGCCGGGGGCGGTGACCATAGCGGAGGTCGCGGGGAAATACTTCTGCTCCGCACCGCTGTCGTCGATGTAGGTCTCGTCTACGGAGATCAGGTTCAGCTTGAAACCGCCGAAATTAAGCGTACCCATATAGACAACGCCGTCGTAGCGGCTGAGTTCCTGGTCGATGGTGCCGATGATGATACCGCTGTTGCGGTCGAGCAGCTTCTGCACCTTCTCCATGTCGAGGATCGCGTCGGCTACGTCGGAGCCGAGCACCAGGTCAACCGCGCGCAGGCCGCGCTTGGACAGCTTGCGGCACATCGCCTTGACGTCGCCGAAGAAGTCGCCGCCGGTGGCGTTCCACTTGGTGCTGACGGTGTAGGTGTGGTCGCTGGCATCGTCGAAGAACTTGACATACAGGATTTCACCCTCGGTCTTGTCGTCGATGTAAGTCTGCATGGTGCAGGCGTTGTTGATCATGGTCTGCGCGCACATCCACTCCTCGCGGCGCACGACGCGGCGGTCCATGTCGGTCAGGTCGCCCAGCTGCAGACGTGCCGCGCGCTGAGCGGGAGTGCTGTTGGCATAGATGGCCTCGCCAAAGCCGCGCTTACGCAGTTCGTCCAGAGTCAGCAGGCGGGACGGCGCGATGAATGCGGGCTGATACTCGTGGATCTCGTAGCCGCGGCGATCCATAGGAATATCGCCGGCGCGGGCGGAGACGAACGCCGCCATCTTGCGGTCGCCCTTGCGGTACTCGGTCAGCACCTTGTCGCAGGCAAAGATGTCGCCCTCCCCGGTGGGGAAGTAGCGATCCTTGAAAAAGGTCTGCTGAGGAACGATCTCCTCGGTGATCGCCATCAGCACATAAGTGTCAAAGAAATTCAGTTCAGCAGCCATTGTTGATTCCCTCCTTAGTTGGCAGCAGCGGCAGCCTTGAAGACGATGCCGCGCATACGCAGGTTGTCCTTATCACCCTCGGTGATGGTGTAGCTGGCCGCAACAGTCACCTTGCCGATGTCGAAGCAGCCGGCGGTGTAGACAGCTACCTTCTCGTCGGCAGCGGTGCCGACCTCGATGTCATCACACAGAATGCAATCGGGGGTCAGCGTTTCGTTGCTGGCAGCCGAGGTACCCAGCACTACCAGCTTGCCATCGCCGGCCGTGCCGGAGGACTTGGCCAGGATGGTGCCACGCTTGAGGGTGGCCGCAGCGGTCAGCTTGCGGATGATGCCGCCGCGCACTTCGGGTGCGGGCTTAATGTCGGTGATCAGACCGTCAAAGGTCATCTCGCCGATCTTTTCGCTCAGATTGATCATGTTCTTAGCCCTCCTTCTTCTTGCCCAGCAGGTCAGCGACCATGCTGCGGGCATTGGTCATGCGCGCCTCGGGGGTGTCGTTCTCCTTGCCGCCTTCGTCCTCGGGGGTTTCATCCGCAGGGGCGGGAGCGGCAGGAACGCCCTCGGCGCC